ACGACCTTCGTATTTCTTTAACAACTGATATTCGTAAAGTAGTTGATCCAAACGCTTCTAATACAGTTATCTTAAAAACTTGGGCAGGACGTATGGCTAAAATTAAAGAGTGGAAACCAGATGTTTGAGCGAGTAAAATGTACATTTGATAAACCTCTGTATATTGTTACTGATGGTCTAAAAACATTTACTGGAGAAAATGGTAACGGTATTGATTATAAGAAGATCTGGAGTCCAGATGTTGAAAAATTATTATCAATTCTTCCTAAAAGGTATTGGGGTGATTTTCACTTAACTGTAATGACTATCAACAGAGAAATACCACCACACACTGATACTGAAATTGTTACAACGATTAATTATTATCTAGAAACTGGTGGCGATAATGTCGGTACAATCTTTTTTAAACCGAAAGTAGATAATCCAAAAACATTTCAAATAGAAAATCAAACAGATGGATATATCTATGACCGAGATGAATTAGAAGTTACTGGATTGTTTTATGCAATGCCAATGGAATGTTGGGTTTTAGATGTAAAGAAGATTCATAGCGTTGAGGGTAATCTAACAGGTATTCGTAAAGCAGTTACACTCGGAACTTTTGTTCATAGTTATGATGATGTATTAGAGATGTTGCGAGAAACTAGATGTTTGTAAAATTAAATGTAAATTTTAATTCTATAATATACACCACCATTCAAGGTTTAGAATCTTTTGCTGGTATAAATGGAATTGGAGTACATCATAAAAAAGCGTGGACACCAGAGTTAGAACAAATTTATTCAATTCTTCCTAAAAGGTATTGGGGTGATTTTCAATTTACATTAATGACAATTAATGGGTTTGTTCCTCCTCATATTGACGATGATATGACCACAGCAATTAATTTTTACATTAATACTGATAATGGTTGTGGCAGGACTGTGTTTTATAAAACAAAACCAGGAGTTATACCTATTCAAAATAGACCACCATTAATTGTTGATAGTTCAACAATTAATGTAAAAGATATTAATTATGGAGACGTATATAATTTAGAAGATGTTGAGGAAATTAATTCATTTGTTGCATATGACGGTGATGCTTATCTAATAGATATTACAAAACTCCATACTGTTATAAATGGTGAAAGTTTTAATGTAAGGAAAGCACTAACATTGAGAACTAAAAAATATTCATATATAGAAGTATACGATATGTTAAAGGAAACTGGTAATGTGGTATGAAAAATTAGATATTCAATTTGATATTGAAAGATTAAGAAAAGATGTTCGCGAACATGTGTTTACTTTAGGTGATCAAGTTATTCAGGGTGAAGAATATGAAACCCCGCAGTATCATGGTTTTGGTGGCTGGAGTTTATTGAGTCGCTCTGCCGATTGGCGTGATGGTTGGGAAGCAATTCAAACTGAAACTGGAACTTCTCTGGAAAGCATGTTGCCTACACCAGAATTGATTCTTAAAGCTCATAAACACTTTAACATTGCGCATAGTCTTGAACACGACAAACCAACGCAAGGATATGTTGGATATATTAGAGAAGTTATTGATACTTTGAAAGATATGGGTTTAACACCAAGACGTGCTAGAATTACATGTTTAAAAGCTGGATGTAAAAGTTTAGTTCATAAAGATGCTGATACAACTGAGTATATGGCTCGCCTACACATTCCTTTATGGACAAATAAAAAATGCGTTCATATATGTGAAGGTAAACATTTGCATCTAGAGGCAGATGGTCGTCCATACATTCTTTGGACTAATCTATGGCATCAAATCAGAAATGATTCTGATGAAGATCGCTATCATATTTTAATGGATGTTTACGATACTAAAAAGATAACTAACAATTTCAAATATGAAGGTGACTTTAGTCAGCTTGAAAATTTCGTAAGAGGAATTAGAGAACAAACTGATGCAGTTGAATTAACTGAAGATGATAAACAGTTCTTTGATGCACTTCGTGCTAGATACATAACTAAAAAGATTTGACTTTTATATAAGGTTAATATATAATAATGACTTGGCAAGAAAAAAGACAATTTAAAATTCTAATTGTTTGTGGTATTGCAATTATTTTTGCAATAATTTTCTTGTAAAAGAATTGCTGTATGAAGCAATGAGAAAAGTGTTCTGGACGGGGGTTCGACTCCCCCCATCTCCACCAGAAACATACTTAAATCTCTACAAAACCGAAAGGTTGGGATCAGGATTGGTAAGCCGAGACCTCTACTTGTAAGTCTATTTCACCATAGTATGTTTCTGATGGGGATGCCATGGTTTCGACAGGGCAAGTAGTACCAAAGTGGACAGCACGACACAGAGAGTCGTAAAAAGTAAAACAACGTAAACGCAAACGACGAACAGTTCGCATTAGCAGCCTAAACGCTGCTTAGGGTTTCGGTTGGTTTCCTCGTAACAGAATAACCAACCATTTTCACAATCTAAAAGGAGAACGATATGGAGTTTATTACTTCAGTCCTATTAAAGGACATTTCGTACCTCTGGATGATATTCTTCATTATGATCAGTGCGGGACTAGCAAAAGAGTATCAACTCTTTGCCCCTGCTTTTGCCTATGTTAAGAATACATTCAGATCAAATAGATTTGTGGTCGCCATGCTTAGTGCTATCGGTGGCATTCTACCAATTGAAGGTAGAGTTACTGTTAGTGCTGGGCTTCTTGATACTGTTGCTCCTAAAGAGGGACAGGGTAGAGAAAAACTTGGCATTGTCGATTATCTAGCGACGCACCACTATTACTTGTGGTCGCCATTAGAAAAGACAGTTATCCTTCCTATTGCAGCATTTGGTTTATCATATGTTGCTTGGATTGGATTGATCGCACCTCTTTTGGTGGTGTCATTGGCTTTCGTTACATGGTATATCTGGTCACAGATCCATGAGGATGAAGTTGCGATTACACCAGGAAGGTTTAAATTAAGTGCAGTGCTTCGTAACACTGTACCAATGGTGGTTGCTATTGGTGCTTATGTTGCTGGTGCAAGTCACTGGTTATGCTTTGGTCTTTTGACTTTATATTATGTTGTTATTACACAACAATGGAATTACAAGAAATTACTTGGTTATGTCCGTTGGGATGTGTTGGCTTGGGTGGGTGCTGCGATTGCTCTCGGCAACTATATGAAAACATATGGTGGTGCTTGGGAAGCAATGATTAAAGCCAGTATGCTTGATCCACATACTTTTATTGGTATGTTGATTATTTCAGCGATTGGTTTTGTGGCAAGTTTCTTAATGGGTAGTTCAGGTAAGTTTGTTGCAATTGCTGTATTGATGGCTCAAGTCTTTGGAATTGAGTATTTCTTATGGTTCTTTGCATTAGACTTTACTGGTTATCTATTGAGCCCAACTCATAAGTGTGTTATGGTTGGTAACCGATATTTCGGTACACCATTAAGCACTTATTATAAAGCATTAGCAACATGGGGTGGTTTACTTTTAGCAACTGCTGGTATTATCACTTTCGTATTGTAAAGTAAAACAGATTACAGTGGGGTTGGTTTGACAACCCCACTTATCAAACAAAAGGAAGAAGTAAATGAAAAAGATATTTGCAATATCTTTTGTGTTGTTTGCATGCTCGGCATTCGCACAAAGTAAATTAGAAACACCGACTGAAAAAGTCCAAACAGAGCAAATTGGTAAATTAGATGAAGTTGTGGTTACAGCAAAACAACCTACACAATTCGATACTATTGGAGAATATAACCAACCAGTATGGACTACTACTAGGATGTTTTCTAGCACTCGTGCTTACGTTATGACACCTAAAGATAATGTTAAGTATGAACGCTGGTTTGAATTTAGAAACCGCAAAAATGGTGAGCCAACTCAAGTTCGTATGAGAGATGAATTGGCTTTTGGTCTTGGAAATCGTTGGGAATTAGATCTCTATAATCACACAAGGTATGATGGGACATCTCAAAACCAAACCTTTGAACAAAAAGGTTTTAGTTATGAGTTTCGTTATGCTTTAGCTGACTGGGGTAAGATTCCAGGAAATCCAACTTTATATTTTGAACATAAGTTGTTTGATGGTCGCCAAGGCATTGAACCTAAATTATTACTGAGTGATAGAATTGGTAATACTGACTGGATATGGGCAACAAACTTTATCTGGGAGCAAAATTTAGGTGGTGGTACAGCAGAGGACAAAGAAAAAGAATTTGCTGTAACAGGTAGTATTGGTAAAGTAATTAATGATAGATTGATGGTTGGTCTTTCGACGCATACTCGAAAATATTACTATCAAGCAGATAACTGCAATAGATGTACTGAATTTTATATCGGACCAGCAGTTAATCTGAAAATTACTAACCGTGCTCGTTTAAGTTTTGAACATATGCAGGCAGCAAGTAGTGAAAGTGTTTATAACAGTCGTTCATTCTTGATATTTGCTTATGATTTAAATTAAATAACAAATGGGGAGTTTCGGCTCCCCAACTTATTTTATGACACTTATAGAACAATACAAACAATTACATAAAGATGAAGAGTTTTATGCTTCATCGGTTTTAAGTTTACATAAACAATCAATAAGACAATTTTTGTCAGTCAGACAGTGCGACACAATTCTTGATTATGGTTGCGGTAAAGGTAATCAATATCATAAAGAAAAAATCCACGAAGAATCTTTTTATGGTATAATGCCAGCCTTATATGATCCAGCAGTTGAAGAGTATTCAAAAATGCCAGAAGGTAAGTTTGATGCAGTTATATCAACTGATGTTCTTGAGCATATCGAAGAAGAAGATCTAGATAAAGTTATACAAGAAATTTATAGTAAAGCAACTAAATTTGTGTATCTTGGTATATGCAATTCTCCAGCAAATGCGATTTTACAAGACGGTAGAAATGCCCATGTAACGCAAAAACCAATTCAATGGTGGGTTGAGAAAATCAAACCATATGCAAATGTATATACCCTATTATATGTTTATGGGGATAACAATAAAGATAAAGCATTCTTATGATCGGTGTTGTTCTTGGGAATGGTCCCAGTAAAAAAGAATATGATAGATCTGGAGATCTTGTAATTGGTTGCAACATACCAACAAAAGATTTCAGCGTAGATGCAACAGTAATTTGCGATGAAGAAATTGTGTGGGTTCTTAAAAATAACTTGACTTTAATTGATGTTCCAGTTATAATATCTACTAAGGTCTATGAAAAGATGAAAGACTTAAGAATTGAAAACCAGTTTCAAATTGTAAATGTTTTCAAACCTAGTGATTGGCACAATGCAGCCCATTATGCAGCTGATCGTTTAATTGACCTTGGTTGTACTGAGATTCATATATGGGGATGTGATTCTATTTTTGAAGATTTTATAGATTCTGATACTTCTACATATGTTGAGAAACACCATAAAGGTGATGATAGATTTATTAGAAATTGGAGAAGGGTTTGGCTAGAAAAGAAACAAAACAACCCAAACGTTAATTTCGTGGCTTTCAGAATTAAGAATATATAAATAATATACCAGCTTTGATAGTTTTGCTGGCACACACTGATAAACTATTATTTTTAACACACACAAAGGAGTATTATTATGTCAAATATGACCCCGTTCGAAATTCGCCTCGAACTTTTAAAAATGGCGAAAGATATGCTGGAACAGGAGTATCACGGTAAACGTGAGAAACTAGCAAATGAGTGGAATGTCCAAGTCGAAAATGCTCGACACGCTGGTATTTCTGCTCCAGTTTACCCAGAACTGCCAGCATTCCCAACAGAAGCCGAAATTATCAAAAAAGCCACAGAGCTAAACGGTTTCGTTTCACAAATCCCACAAATACAAGAAAAAGGAAGCAAAAAGTCCACCTGATAGGGATTGGAGTGTGCGGCATTCGCACACTCTTTAACTTACAAAGGAGATAATTATGCCATACAAGGTAAAATTAATTCTAGCTGTTGGTTTCGCAACATTGGCTATTTTGTTTGGTTTGAACCAAACTTTCGCAACTAACAGAATTATTGAAATAACATATAGTGACTTAACAAAAGACGCAAGAAAGCAAGTAGATTGCTTAGCAGAAAATATCTACCACGAAGCTGGTTATGAGTCAGCTGATGGAAAACAAGCTGTTGCGCTTGTAACTCTTAATAGAACACAAAATGAAAAATTCCCAAAAGATATTTGCGGAGTTGTTAAACAGAAAATTGAAAACACTTGTCAGTTTAGTTGGTTTTGTGTACCAACTAAGTTAAACAGAAATACATTTGCATATAAAGAATCTATGGAAATTGCTTTATATGTTTATGCTAATTATGAGAAGTTGAGAGATATCACTAATGGTGCTCTTTTCTATCATGCAGATTACGTTAATCCTAGATGGCGTAACGTTGAGAAGACCGTAGTAATTGGTCGTCACATTTTTTATAAAGAAAAAGAGAGATTTTAAAATGATGAATAAATTAAACCTGCAACTTTCTGAAGGACAAGACTCAAAACACTCGTTCTTCCTAATGATGGAAGAAGTTTCCCTTGCCACTGTTAAACAGTGCAGTGAGTGGATTCTTGAGGCAAACTTTGCGGAAGAAAGACCAGAGATGATGAATTTAGTTATCACTTCTCCTGGTGGTGATTTAAACGCAGCATTTGCGTTGATTGATGTTATGAGAGGCTCAGCTATTCCAATTCGTACAATTGGTCTCGGTCAAGTTGCTTCTGCAGGTCTAATGATTTTTATTTCTGGTGAAAAGGGTCAACGTATCCTAACACCAAATACTTCAATTCTTTCTCATCAATATTCTTGGGGTGCTATTGGTAAAGAACACGAACTTTTTGCAACTGTTAAAGAGTTCGACCTAACTACGAAGAAAATGATTTCCCACTATAAAAAGTGTACTGGTCTTGATGAGAAGAAAATCAGAGAAACACTGCTACCACCGCAGGATGTTTGGCTCAGTCCTCAAGATGCCAAGAAACTCGGTTTGTGCGACGAAGTTAAGGATCTATCATGAAAATAGAATTTATTGCATCAGTTATTGCTTTAACAATTTGTACTTGCTCTGCAATTTTTGGAATTTACCAATACAATGTTCAACGTGATGCATCGATGAAATCAAACATTGAATCTGCAATTGTAAAAGGAATCGACCCCATCGCTGTTAAGTGTGCCTATGGCTCGTCTGACCCAGTGTGCGTTGTCTATGCTGCAAACAGAAAATAATACTTGACTTGCAACTAAATATGGAGTATAATTACTCTTAAGGAGAGAAAATAATGTTGGAAAATGGAAAGTATTATGTTGGGGATCTTAGCGTTGTTCTATCCCCAGAAGAAGTAAAACACCTAGAACAGTTCCCAGATGGTTATTGCTCACTACCAGACGGAAAAACTATGTGGAAGAAAACCATTGAAAATGGTTCATATAGAACTTCATGGGGAAATCATTTATCTGTTTCTATTGGTGTTGTTGGAGTTTTACCATTTATTCAAAAATATGAACAAAACGAATATGTTGTAAATATTAATAAATTTGGTATGGTGTATACGAAATTTGACAGTAAGATTGATGTTAAATTCATAAATGGCGACATCCATATTAATGATCTTGTAATTGATACAAACAAAGATGGTTATTTTGGTGGTGAAGTTGATACATCAGTGCAACCAGAAATTACAGGAAATATACAAGTGACTCAAATTTAAAACCAAAAGGATATTATGAATAAAAGTGAACTGATAACACAAAAAGATGAATTGCAAATTGAGAAGATGAAAATGGATAAATTCTTCTCATTGTATCTTGAAAAATTTGGATCTAAGATGGATCCTAAAAAACCTAATACAAAGATATGGAATTTGTATAGGTCAAAGATGACAGAGTATGGTGAACTAACCCAAAAGATTAGAACTCTTGAATATTGGATTTCGAAATAATGTTTAAAACTGCGAATGAATTCTCAATGTTTATTGAGCAGCATGCTAAAAATAAACGTATGTCCCACATGGACGCTGTCCTTGAATATTGTAAAGAAAATTATCTTGAACCAGATGATATTGCATCACTAATTAACAAATCTCTCAAAGATAAGATTGAGATGGATTTTCGTGATGTTAATATGCTCCCTAAACAAGCGCAATTAGATGTGTAATTATGGATGGCTTCAAAGCATACAAGTATTACATGGCGATCAAACTCCATTTTACTTCTGCAAAATATGATGTATTTGCAACAAGAGGAAGTGTAAAGGGAACACGTGACGCATTTAATGCTAGGAACGACAGATATATTTTTGAGAAACTTGGTCAGAAGTATGATGACCGTGAGATAATCCAGTTCTTTGTTTCAAACTTTGCCTATGGTAATGATACTGCAATTTATGGTAACAGTGAAGCTGAGGAATTATATTCTGAGTGGCAAAGACGCAAACAATCAATTACAAAGATCTTTATTGACGATTTAACTAATATCATGAACGTTTGTGATGTGCATCGATTTACAACTGATGGTATTTTCAAATCAAGAAATGGCGATCTGCCAGTATTGACTTCCATGTTTCTTTCAGGTAAAATAAGTATTGAAACTATGAGAATGTTAGATGACCTTGAACCTTTCTTGGAATCTTGGGAAAACGATCCTATGTTAAAGATCGTTATGGGTGATAAACTTTTACGTGTTGAAAAACTCAAAGGTTTTGTAAAATACGATAAAGATAAAATCACAAAAGTGTATAATCATTTTAAAGAAGAACTATCTCTGTAATATCATGGGTAAGACCTATCATAAGAATTCTCGTCGGTTTGACGATGAACAAACCAGTGGGCGATCTGGGAAACATGCCAAACACTCTAATAATAAAAAGGGTGGAGGAATGAAAACGCTAAATAGTTATGTTGAAGAAGATTATGATTTTGATGATGATACTTTTGATGAGTACATTGAAGTAGATGATGAGATTTCTATACAACATATTAAACAACGTTAATACAATTTCATACAAAGGAAATACAAATGGATATTCAAGCACTTCGCGCAATGCGCAAAAACGATTTTGGCAGTATCTCTACTGCGTTCGAGAAAATCGCAAATCCCTCAACTGAATCTAAAGGTTATGCCGACGATCGCTTCTGGAAACTAGAAGGTGATAAGGCAGGTAATGGTACAGCCACCATTCGCTTTCTGCCACGTGTAGAAGGTGATGAGTTGCCTTGGGTTCGTGTTTTCTCTCACGGTTTCCAAGGACCAACTGGTAAGTGGTATATTGAAAACTCTTTGACAACTCTTGGTGAACAAGATCCTGTTAGCGAGTTGAATACTACACTTTGGAATTCTGGTGTAGAAGCAAATAAGAAAATCGCGCAAAACCAAAAGCGTCGTCTATCTTACATTGCTAACGTTCTAATTGTGTCTGATCCAAAGCACCCAGAGAACGAAGGCAAGGTAATGCTCTTCAAGTTCGGTAAGAAGATCTTTGATAAGATTATGGACAAGGCTCGCCCAACGTTCGAAGATGAAAAGCCAGTCAACGTGTTTGACTTCTGGGAAGGTGCAAACTTCAAATTGCGTATGCGTAAGAAAGATGGTTTCACTAACTATGATGAATCCGCTTTCATGGAACCATCAAGTATTGGTAGTGACGAAGATATCGTTGAGATTGCCAATAAGCAATATAAACTTGCTGAATTCTTAGATCGTAAGAACTTTAAATCTTATGCTGAGTTGAAACGCAAGTTGGATGAGGTTTTATCTGGTAACGGTTTCAATGCGAAATCTGCTGCTGAACTTTCAGCCGATCCAGAGCCAGTAATGGAAGCACCTCAAACTAAATCTGCTCCAGCGTTTACTCCAAAAGCATCAGCTAAACCAGCAATGGATGATGATGAAGACGTTATGAGTTATTTTGAGAAGATTGCTAAAGAAGATTAATAAATCTTAGGCAAAAATAAAGGGAGCTTTTAGCTCCCTTTTTCATTTTAGTATCTAGCAGATAGATACTTAGAATAACTAGATTCTGTATTTCTTGCACCAGAACCCTTAACTGCTTGTGTTGTATTTGAGCTATTATTAACTTGGGTTGTTATATTAGATGCTGGCGCCATTATACTGTTTTTCGCAGCATTGTCAGCATTACCTTTTGATGCATCATAAACTTTAGCTCCAGCGACAGACATAGCACCACCAGCTGCAACAAATGCTGTTGCTTTAACCCATGGAAAGTTATTAATCGCATCCATTGATTTTGGATCAATGCCAGCAAATGCTTTCATAGCCTGTCCGATATTATTAATACTATCAGCAGACTTTTGCAAACCATCACCCATCTTAGATAATTTGTCAAGTTTGTCCATAGGACTGTCTTGACCAAATGATAGTAGGTTTGTAATAAGACCAGTTAAACCAGCAAAGACTTCACCAGTACCAAATGCTATTAAAGATAAACCAATTGCAGTTAATCCTTTAGCAACATCCAACATATTACTTCCATCTAATTTAGATAGACGCTCAATTGATGATGTTACTGCGTCAATTGTATTTACAATTAAATCAGATATTGCGCCGATTGCTGAAACTATACCATTAGCAATACCATTAATGATGTCAGGAATAGCTTGTATTGCACCCAAGAATACATTTTGAATAACATCAGCTATTTTCATAGCAACATCACCAAAAGTTTGAAATACTGGTGCAGCCCACTGAAGTGCTTTACCAATACCCATAATTGCTAATGTTAATGCTGCCAAACCAACTAAAGTTAATGGTTTGGCTAGTGCAGCTAAACCTGTTGCTAAACCCTCGAAGATTCCAGAGATAACACCACCAACTGCTCTACCAAGACCTTGTCCAAGACTAGATAACCCACTACCAAGTTTACCTAAAAACCCTCTTCCGCTGTTAGCAGAATTGGCGCCAGCAGTATCTTCTGAACCACCAGCAGCAGAACTTTTAATACCTGCCATCAATGCTGTATTAGCAGCAATTTGAGATAATAGGTCAGTTTGTTGTTGAAGGTTCTTAAGCTGTTCAATTTGTGTTTCATGAGCTTGTAAACTCTGAACACCTGTATCTTGAGAGACATTACCACCCATTTTATTGGCAGCGTCTGGGACTGGCATAGGGGCAGATACTCCTGCCGTATTACCACCCATTTTATTGGCAGCATCTTGGGCAGACTTACCACTAGGTACACCGCTATTCAAAGAATTAAATTTATTTAATGCTGCTGTTCTTTGCTTCATTGCATCAGAAGAATTAATCTGTCTTTCATTAGCACCAAGTCTTCTTAGACGATCAATCTTGTCTTGTGCACGTAGAGCATCTTCTTTAGCAGATCTAGAAGCAATAGCATCAGCTTTAATATCTTTTTTATCTCTTTTGTCACCTAGTGCTCTAGCACGTTTTATATAGTCCATGTCTTCGATTTTATCACGAACACCTTTAAACATAGTAAATGGACCAAGGAGTTTCTTTTTAATGGTTGTTGGATCGAACGCATCAGCCATTTTTATTTTGAAGTCTTTAAATTTATCCCCAAAACTCTTCCAATCTTTATTACCTTTTTGTAAGACCTCAATTTGTTTATTCTGAGCCATACTGATTGATTTTAAAAAATTATTAGAATCTTTTTGGTACTGAAGTTGTGCCCTGGCAACCTGAATCGCTACTAACTGCGCACTTGTAGAACCACCACCTTTATTATCCTCTACTACAGCAGAAGTTTGTTGAATCTGTTGAATCTGTTGAGTTTGTTGGTCCAAAACGGAAGCAATGCTTTGTAAAGACACGTTAGCTTTGCTAACTTGTCTCGCTATACTTCTCTGTCCTTTATTACCTCTTTTTGGCATTTCTTACATCCTCTTTTGAGATTCTATTCTTTGTTTTTCTTCTTCTAAGTATTGGACTAGCATGTGTATATAAATTTCACGCTCAAACGGTAGCATTTCTTCAAGTTCTTCTAACGAATATTTATGGTATTGCATAAGTGAGAAATTCATTCGATAGTAGTTTTGTAGAGACTCATGACCAAGGCACGCTAAAAAAAATTTGCTATTCCTTCTAATACCTGTGTATGTTCTTTCCCGCAAATTGGGCATTTATAATCAACGCTGTGTGACATTTTTGGCATAGATGTAAAGAATTCTTGAATTTTTAAAAACTGCTCTGTTGTCAAGTTATTTAAAAATTGAACCATTTCTTCATGAGATGTTTCTGATCCATGAAACACTTGGTCTCCATCATATATCATGTCAATGGAACTTGCTACTATATCAAATATCTCTTCAATATCCTCATAATTATCAACTTGTCCAGCATCCTTTAATGAAGGATATTTTAATACGACACCAACATTACCAAATAATGGGATCTTGTTGCTGTGGTTTTCTGGTTTTGTAACCTCAATATCTGACAAATTGATTGTTACTTTAGCTTTGGCTTTTTCATTTAATTCGCCATGGTCTTCATCACATAAGAAAAATAAATCAACAGTTTCACCTACTGATTTACCTCTAATTTGTAAAAACATATATTCTAAATCAAAAATTGCTAAACTATCGATGTCAACTTTATCTAATAGACATGACCCTAATACAGATTGAAGAGTATCAATCATTATTTTAGGATCTTCAGATTGTTGCGCGATTAGTAATGCTTTTTCTTCTTTTACTACGAAAGGTCTATATTTAACTGTTTTACCTGTTGATGGAATCTTCAGATTAAACGTTGGGGTTGATTGCATTGGTAAAGCCATAATTATTCTCCTTTATTCATATTGCTAATCATCTTGCTCAATTCAGCAGTGCTACCTACAAAGATAGCGTTGTTTGTTGTGTTCCTTGTGCTTTCCTTTTTAGAAGGTTCTTCAAGTTTCTTTTTCTGTTGGTGTACATCCATTAATTGTTGGTTTATATCTGCTAATTGTTTCATTAATCCACCAACAACTTCAAATGCTCTTGGGTGTTCTGATTGTTTCGCAACAACTAAAGATGCTTCTAGTGCTTCTTTTCCTTTAAGAAGTAATTCTCTAAGGTTATTTCTAGTCACCTCATAATCATCTTCAATTTTATCGGAAGTATTGATTGTATGCTCTGAATCAACCACCGCAGGAAGAACTTCCTGTTTTGGTGTTGGATCAAGTCCAAAAGTCTTTGACAAAGATTCATCAATGTTCATATTATAAACCTCAATTAAAATTTAATAGATGGTATTTTGCCTGTTACTCTAGACATACCTCTCATAGCATATTGACCAACTGCGCCAGTCAAGAAGTTACCAGCTTCTCCAAGACCTTTCATATATTTTTCCTGAAATCCTTGGAAGTCGTTTAAATATTTGTTAAGACCACCAGCAGATTTTTCTAATCCAGTAGTTGAATCTACTGTAATTGGCGTTGCTAACCAATACTTATATTGAAAAGTTACATCTAATTTCATTGTTTCTGCATTATTACTAGCATCTAAGTCTACTACCCCCACAGTCTTTGGAAATGCTTCTGCTAGTTGTACAATATATGTTGTTCTATCTTCAAGATCTTGAACACGAATAGAAAGTGGTGTTGTATAATCATTATACCATCCAACATTTCTATTAACTGGATTTATGATTAATTTTGTCCATTCATCGAATACATCTTTTACTACCATTTTACGATCTACGTGAAATGATAGTGTAATTGGATCAAACATTCTATCGTAAACTACTTCTCTAGATTCTCCATATGTTCTGTTTTGAGCAGTTGCATAGTTTATACCAGGAAGAGTTGCTTTTGTGCAAAATAAGAAAAGTCTACGTTTATCTTCATTGCTTGTTCTGGGCGGGGTAAACTCAACAGTAAACCTATTATTTCTGGCTATACCTTTTTGTTTAATTTCAGCAATAAAATCTTTTTGTCTATTAGAAGCCATTTATTTTCTCTTTTTCTTACCTTGGTTAATCTTATTAACATACTGACGAGATTTATCCCAAATACGGTCGTCTGGCATTTTAACAAACTGTTCTACTGGAAGTAATACAGCTGTTGCCCATTCATATGCTCTTATTTCTCTAAACGTAGATCTAAGTCCAGCATAACTATAATTCTTGAAACATGGTATAGCTGCAGCAAATTTTCTAACATTTTTAATTGCTGCCCAGCTAAATTTTAAACGTGTAGTTTCATCCATCTTAGCATTTGTTTTATATTGTAATAGCCAATATAAAAGTTGCATTCTCATTTGATATGGTAGATAATGTAAGTTTAATCCACTAAAACCTTCAATAGAACGTTTGTACATTAGCATGCACGGGAAGCGATCAAAATAAGGAATTTGATCTTTATGAACTGGGTCATAAATATACATATACATTTTACCAGGCATCAAACGAGTTGTTAATTGCTGAGGATTACCTTTTAATACAACCCATGGAGATTGAATCTGTTTCATAAGTAAAATCATCTGTTGCTCATACCAAGCCTTTGATTTACGGAATGATGTTTTTAGGTCGTACTTATTCTTCTCGAAAATATCGAGGGCAGCAATCTGTGCAGCAGTTCTAGATTGTTTGATAGCAGTAGGCATAAATACTATTTAGGCTGAAATTCCAAGTTCTTTTTCTGTTATTAGTTTAAATTCCCAGCCACGGTCTTTTGCATAGTTTGTTGCAGCTGTCCATTTGGCTTGGTTTTTAACGAATCCGTAGGATTCAGCGATATACTTCTGAGTCCTACGACCAGGAAATTTGGGAGGATTTGTGTATTTCAGCGGTTTAATTTCGATTAGATATGTTTTTAAAGATCCATCTTTTTGTTTGATGGTTATCTTAAAATCTATGAAATAACGGTGTAATTTATTATCAGTTGGACAAACATAGGGAATTATAGTTTCCTCTGAACTCCATCTAACTATAAAAGGACTAACATCACACCATTTCGCGAATGTTCGCTCCCATGAAGATCTACACCATATATTTGAAACATCGCCAGAGTATTTTTCTGGATATGTTGGAATGTATCTTGATTTATGGAACATAAATAATAATATGTAAAAAACCTATTTAGGGAATACAAATGGATTTTTCAATCAAAGACGCTTCAGCTTCTGGCTGGAATTACCTAAAACAGAAATCATCAGAAGCTGTTTCGGCTCTTGATAAAGCAACACTTGCCCCACCAGCAAAAATGGAAAAAAACACTAAAGGTGTGAGGGGTAATGCATTTAATGCAAACAAATATAAGATAGATCAATTGAGTTATCCAATTGATGTTTTAGATAAAAAGTATGGTGGAAATTATGCGATTTTCTACATCAACGTTTCTGACGATTCAAAACTTAATGTTTCAGATAACACAGTGGAACTAGATCCTAATACTGAAAAGCGTATGCGTGGTGGTATGGTTGCTAAAGG